AACGGCAAAAGCACCTTCGCTGCGGGCATTGCTCATTACTGTTTTATTGCCGATAAGGAGCCTGGAGCTGAAGTTTATACAGCTGCCAGCAACCGCGATCAGGCTAAAATAGTTTTCAATGAGGCCAGGAACATGGTAAAATCCAGCAACGATCTGCGAAAAATGGTTACTATTTATGAACATTCGATGTTTATCGATGTGACTATGAGCACGTTTAAACCTCTTTCGAGCGATCAGGACAGCTTTGAAGGCAAAAACCCCAGCTGCACCATTTTTGATGAATACCACGTTCAGAAAAGCAACGACCTGTTTGATAACATCAAGTCTGCCATGGCTTCGAGGGTTAGCCCTCTCCTATTTGTGATTACAACCGCCGGAAAGAACCGCACCTCTCCATGTTACGATTACCGGGCCATGGTTTGTGAAATTTTGAAGGGAATGAAGCTTCAGGATAACATTTTTGGCATCATTTATACATTGGATGAGGGCGACGAATGGGACAATAAGGATAACTGGACCAAGGCGAACCCCAATATTGACGTTTCGGTGAACCGTGTTTTCCTTGAAAATGAGCTAAAAGAGTGTAAAAACAGGGAGTCTGCAATCATCAATTTTAAAACAAAAAACCTGAATATCTGGACAGATCAGGCGAAAGGTTGGATAAAAGATGAAGATTGGATGAAATGCGCCGGTAATATTGACATGGAAGCGATAAAAGGCCAGGTTTGTTACGGTGGGCTCGACCTTGCGGCCTCTGTCGATATCAATGCCCTGGCTTTGTACTTTCCTTTTTTGAAAATAGCGCTCTTCTGGTTCTGGATCCCTGAAGATAAAGTGAAACAACGGGAGGACCGTGTTGATTACAGGCTTTGGCACTCCAAAGGTTATATCAGAATAACGGAAGGCGCTGTGATCGATATCGACACGCTCAGCAATGACATTCTTACCATTATTCGGGATTACGATGTGAAAAGCATTGCCATTGACCCGGCCAAAGCTTACAACGGGGTTGTTCAGAACCTCCAGAAGGAAGATATAACACTTTCGCAATTCCGACAGGGCTTTATTTCGATGGATGCACCCACGAAAGAGCTTGAAAGGCTCATTTTATCGCGCGAAATTAACCACGGCGGCAACCCGGTTATGCGATGGATGGCGTCTAATGTTGATCTGAGGATTGATCCGGCGGGAAATATTAAGATTGACAAGGCCAAAAGCTCCGATAAAGTGGATGGAATGGTGGCCTTTGTAATGTCTATTGGCGAATATATGACTCAGAATACTAACAATTTAATTAACGAAATCTATGCTAACCAAGGTATCAGAACACTCTAAGGAAAAACAAACGACTCCCGAACCCATGTCTCCTACTTTTGCTGACTTTGAACGCCGGTATTTTAAATACCTGCAAACAAGCCGTACCCAGGAAGAGGCTTATGATAAAGCAAACGACGATTATCGCAAGCTTTTCAACGTGGACCGGTATTCTAGTTATAATTCGTTTAGAACAGTGAAAAACAGAAGATTAAAAACAAAATAAGATGAAATCAACCGAAAGTTTTAAACTAGTAATCAGCAAGAAGCTGGAAGAAATGGCGGCAACGGATCCTTTGTTTGCAGCTTCCTTTAAAAAGGAAAATAAGAACATTGATGATTGCATAACCTACATACTTAACCAGGTACAAAAAAGCGGGTGCGCCGGATTCAGCGATGAGGAGATTTTTGGCATGGCGGCGCATTATTACGATGAGGAAAACATTGAACCAGGTAAACCCATCGGGTGTAACGTGGTGGTTAACCATTCCATTGAATTATCGGCGGAAGAAATGCAGAATGCCCGGGAGGCAGCCAAACAAAAAGTAATGGCTGAAGAAATGGAACGGCTTAAAAAGAAATCGACGCCCAAAAAACCGGACCAAAGAACTGAACAACCTAGCTTATTTTAAGATGAAACCAAAAAGCAAAAAGCAAATCAGAATTGTTGAGTTGAGTTCGAAGCTCAAACCAATCGTTAAAGAGCATAAGAAATGGGCCTTTGATAAATGCCTGGACAAGTATTATGTTCGAGCACGCAAAACGCTTTTTTGTTTGGAATGTGGTTATTCCTGGAAAGAGGATTCCGTTTTGATAACAAATGTTGTTGGCTGCACGTGTCCCAAATGCAAACGCGCCCTGAAGCTTAAAAGTTATTACCGCAGCTGGTGTAATGAGGCGGCTTATTTTTCAATTCTTACCACTGTGGAGGATATGCAGGTGGTGCGAATGTTCTTTATTCGCAAGCTGATGAAAAAGAAAGAAAAACCGACGGTGGTAATTAATGAGGTTATGCAGCACTTCATTGATGCGAAAGGTCAGGTTACCACCATGTCCAAAACCGTACAAGGATTTTCGCAATATTACGATCAGTGGATCCTGACAAGCGATTTGGAAGTGCGCCCAACATCTTACCAATATTGTAGCCGGTATGCAATAGGGCCTTACGGTATTTATCCGGATCGGAAAATATTACCTGTCATCAAAAGAAACGGGTTTAAGGGAAGTTTTCACGGGTTTACGCCTCACCATCTGTTTTCGACCATCCTTAAGGATTCCAACGCCGAAACATTGCTGAAAACAAAACAGGTTTCGTTGCTAAAGTACTTTGAACGGTTCAATGAAACTGTAAAAAGTAATTGGCCAAGTATTAAAATCTGCATTCGCAACGGGTATATCATCAAGGATGCTTCGTTATGGATCGATTATTTAAACCTGCTGAAGCAATTTAGGAGGGATGTTCTCAATCCGTTTTACGTTTGTCCGGATGATTTAAAAAAAGCGCATGACCGGCTGGTAATTAAAAGGCGCGATTTAGATCGCAAAAAGCGCCTGAAGGAAATGATTGCCAAAGTAAAAATGGATCAGAAAGAATATGCCAGTAAAAAGCGTGCATTTTTTGGACTTGCATTCCGTAAGGGTGCTATATGTGTAAAGGCGATGGAATCTGTGGAGGAATTTATGAAGGAAGGCGACGAATTGCGGCATTGTGTTTTTACCAACGAATATTACAAGCGCGACGAATCGTTAATACTATCGGCGCGCGTTAATGACGTGCCTGTTGAAACTATTGAGATATCGCTAAAAGATATTTCTGTACTTCAGGCCCGGGGTAAAAACAACATGCCTTCGAAATATCACGATAAGATTGTTGACCTGGTTAAAAGCAACCTTCACCAAATAGCGAAAAGAGTTTAATTATAACCATTTAAATAAAACACCATGACTGAAAAAGCGCTTAGACTAATGAATTTCTTGAGGTTTATTCATTCCGAAACAACAAAGGAACCTATTAAAATCTCGCTGATTGAAAAATTGAAAGAATACGATTTGCCCCAACCAGGTAACATCTGCAAATTCCTGCTCGAGCTGAAAATTATTGAACGGAAAGGGCAGTTTGTTAAGTGGATCCACGAAGATGGCCCAACCGTTGCAATGACAGAAAAGGTTTTTACTTGCATAGCCGATTACTGGAAGGAGAAGGGAAGTAATAAGAAGGTGGCTAAAAAGGAAATAAAACCAGCCGCAACGGAAATTATCACTGCCAAAAAAGAAATTAAAGTCACCCAAAAGGAAACGCCCCAGGCAAAGCCTTCACTTGATTTTATTCTCTCGAGCGCTTCTGATGAAGAGATAATTAATGTTTTGAAGAATAGAGGATTTACGGGAAGTCTGGAATATAAAAAACTGATAACGTTATGACACCAGATCCCCAAATTCAATATAAATCGGAAACAGGGAATTTGGCATTTATTAGTGTAGAATCCCAACGTCTAACACAAGAATATGACGCTAGGGTTATGGAAGATATGACAACACGTGAAATTATAGATTTGATTGATTATGATAGCCGTCATAATGCTAAATGGGGCATTTTTATGGATCAATTACCTAATGGATTTCAGAAAAATGAAGATTTAGTTATTCCATCTCCTGAATATGTTAAATGGTTGGAAAATAAAGTGGAATCAATAAAAAAATAAAACAACAACACTATGAACTGGAGACAACTAAAAGAATTTTGCATTAACCTGCCAGAGCAAGAACTTGATAAAAAAGTAATTCTTTGGAGAGAAGATGAAGCTATTACCGCCATTGAAGCAATGCAATTAGAAGAGGATCACTATTTAGATCCTGAAGATGAAATGGGATGTTTTCTTGAATCAACAGCAAAATCATTTATTGAAGATGTGGATGCTTACCCTGATGGTATGGACTCCTTTAAAAAGGTTTACGACAAAGGAAACCCTATTTTGTGGGAGGAATTTTAATCTGTAAGCGATGAACAAATTAGGATTTCATCTTGATCTCATAAAATGCCCCAATTGTAATTTCAGTCAATGGGCAAAAGTAATGCATACCGTGCCCTGGTACTCATATGTCCATTGGTGTAAAAAATGTAACTATTGTATCATGGAAAGTGAATGGAGTGAAGTTAATAAGGAGGTAAAACAATGAAAGCACTATCAGTTAAACAACCGTGGGCCGGTAATATTGCCATGGGACGAAAACCCGCCGAAATAAGAAACCGAAAAATAAAACCACAAGGCGATATTCTTATTTGCGCAAGCCTGCAACCCTTTGAAAATATTGGAAGGTTTCAATGCAATAACAATGAAATATGGAACCATAAACATTGCTCTGAAAGTTTATGTGATTATTATGGAAAGGCAATAGCAGTGGTAAATTGGTACGACACTGTACGATTTACAAAAGACCTTTGCGAAGATGCTTGTTTTGATCCAGTACGCTGGCCCTTTTTATTTTTCTGTATAAGTGAAGTTGAAACTACTAACGAGTGGGCCTGGATGTTTAAGGATGCAAGATTAATAAAGCCATTTTTAGTAAAAGGGAAACAGGGGCTATTTGAAGTTGATGACAAGCTAATTGAATATTTATAATGTTTTTTTGATATTTGCTTATACTTAATTTTTAGCCATGTACGAAAATAATATCAAAAAACGGATGAAACGTGACCTTGGTTTGGGCATCGTTATTCTTGCCCTGATTGGGTTAGGTTACTTAATTTATTATTTAATTAATCTACTATGACAGCAGTTTTAAAAATCGTACCGCCCGATGTACCCCTAAGATTAATAAAAAAGGGAAAGCAAACACTTCCACGAACCTTCTATTTGGATGGGAAATTTTATAACGGGCGTGTGGAAGAGGCTCGGGTGTATTACCAAACCCATCCGGAGGTAAACGAACAGTATACCTTTGAGGAATATGTACATATTACACATTACGAATTTCAGAAGCCCGTAGATGCGATAAGGCAGGAGCTGATAGACCTTTGCTCGCAATCGATGGATACCAAGGATTTGGTAAAAGCTATATTTTTGCTTAATAAATTGTAATTAGTTTTTATATTTGAATTCAAAATATTTATTATGAATGCTTTTACATGGGGGTTGACAATACGAAAAAGGATTATTAAGGCTGTAGAAGATGCAACTTTTAGTATTGGTTATTACCAAACAGAAAGACAAAAAGCCTTAGAAAGTAAGGATATGGTGATGGTTGAAACCATTGACCATTTAATTAGCGAGAAAAAAGAGGTTGTAACTGTTTTAAAAAGACTTCTTTAGTTCTTTTTATTAAAATATGCAACATTGTTGTCGTAAAAAGGTAACAATGTTGCATAAATCGTTAAATTATTCGTTTAAACTTTGTCCTGACAAAAAAATAAAGCATGAGTCAGGACGTTCAATTTCGCATTTTTGGCAAAGAAATATTCTCGAAACGTACCATAAACGTTGGCGAAGAGAAACGCGCTCTTGATAACATTCCCCAATCAAATTTACAGGATCCCGCTAATTTTTTACTGAATGCTTTCGGTTATCAAACTTCCAGTAATGTTTTGGTAAACGAAACTACAGCCTTAACCCTTTCGGCTGTTTGGGCATGTATACGGGTTTTGGCCGAAACACATGCCATGCTCCCGCTAAACGTTTTTACCATCGATGCTGGCAAAAGTCGCGAAATGGCCGAAACAGACCCTTTGCACTTTCTTTTACATAATCGCCCTAATCCATTAATGACTTCTTTTGTTTGGCGCGAAACCATGATGATGCAATATTGCTTAACCGGCAATGCTTACAACATTATTCACCGCGACGGCCTTGGCAATGTGATTGAATTGGAGTTGGTGCAATGGCCAAGCGAAATGTATATCACAAAATCGCTGTTTGACAATAAAAAATACTACCACTACCGTGGAACAACCTACAATGAGGATGAGATTTTACATATCTGCGGTATCAGCTTCGATGGCTTAAAAGGCCTCTCCCCTATTCAGTGCGCCCGCGAAAATATTGGTTTAGGTATTTCGTTGCAAAATTTTGGAGGTTCGTTTTTTAAGAATGGGGCCAGGATGAGCGGCGTTATGGAGGTACCTGGTAAGATGGATGACAAGGCTTATGATCGCCTAAGCAGTTCGTGGGAAAGCAAATATTCCGGAGTCGACAATGTTGGTAAAACTGCCATTCTCGAAGGCGGTGCAAAATATACTCCAATCAGTTTAAGCAACGAAGATGCACAGTATTTGGCCTCCCGGGTATTTAGCATTGAGGAAATTGCCCGCATTTTTCGGGTACCTATTCACATGATCGGCAACCTGGACAAAGCCACGAACAACAACATCGAACATTTAGGGATGGAGTTTGCAACCTATACCATGACGCCTCATATCGTTCGTTGGGAACAAGAGATGAACGGTAAGCTTATTACACCTGGCAAACGCGCCGGAAAATATATAAAATTCCAAATGAATGGTTTGTTACGGGGTGATAGTGCATCCCGGGCAGCCTTCTTTAAAGAACTATTTTATGCTGGCGCCATGTCTCCAAACGAAATAAGGGAGGCTGAAGAAATGAACCATTATGACGGCGGCGAAAAGTATTACATCCCTGTGAACATGTTGCCAAGCGAATTGGCTGGGAAAAACATAACAACGAAAACCACCACCAATTAACAATTGATAATTTAAAATTTAAGATAAGATGAAAAAGCCTGAATTAAAAGGAACTGAAAGAAGGTATTTTGATAGCACAATTTCAATTGAAAAAAGGGATGGTACTGATAAAGGCAGGCATGTTGAAGGTTATGCCTTTAAGTTTAATTCCTTAAGTAAAGATTTAGGCGGATTTCAGGAACGTATTGCGCCAGGTGCGCTGGATGGGGTTGATTTATCGGACGTGGTGGCATTGTTTAACCATGATAAAAACCTGATACTTGCGCGGACCTCCTCCAAAACTTTGACATTAACACCAGACAAAGAGGGCCTTTTTTATGGTTTCGATTCGCCGGAAACTTCAGCCGGTAATGATTTACTTGTATCGATTGACCGGGGCGATGTGGCTGGTAGTTCATTCGCTTTTTGCGTGGAGGATGACACCTGGGAACAGGTTGGGGATGTTATTATTCGCACAATTAACAAGTTCGAGCGTGTTGTTGACGTTTCGCCGGTTGTATTCCCTGCTTATGATGCCGCTGATGTTGCAAAACGCAGCCTGGAAGCCTGGAAAGAAGAAGGTAAAAAACCAGCCGCAAAAAAACACCTGGAAATAACCAGGACCAAACTTGAAATGTATCGAAAATAATTTATAAATCTTTAATAATTAATAAAATGAAAAAAGCAAGTAACAAATTTTGGACTAGAATGAGGATCTTAGGCGGGATACTTTTGGCAATCATTGTAGTGATGGTTGTAAGTTGTGCGCCAGACTTTTTGAGCGGTATTGCTCACGTATCAATTGCTACTGCCGGAATACTGGGCGGGGTTGTTTTATCGGGTAAATCGATTATCGAATTGCAGGAACTTAGAGGAGAAACCTTTCAGAAACTGGAAGATATCCTGAAGGCTTGTGAAACCGAAAAGAGGGATTTAAATGATGCTGAAGTAACCAAGCGCGATGAAATTCTCCAGGCCCTTGACAAGATTGACAAGGAAATACGCATGAAAGAGGATATCGACAAAAAGCGCAAAGAATATGCCGGAAAGCAATTTAAAAAAGAAGGCGAAACCAAAGAACAGCGTGAACTTGCATCCTACAGTTTTGTAAAGGCCATCCGCGAGTTTACAGATAAAGAACTTACCGGTCTCGAGAAGGAAATGCACGAAGAAGCAAGAAATGAATCTAAAGTTTTGGGTAATACCATTGTTGGTTTAGGGATACCCTCAAAAGTATTACAGCGCGATTTAACAGCCACCGGCCAAACTTCAGTAGCGGGTGACCAGGGAGGTTTAACAATTCAAACAACCAAGAAAGGTTTTATTGATTCGTTAAAAGCTCGAATGGTTTTCCAACAATTAGGTGCAACCTATTTAACAGGTTTAACCCAGGGTAACCTTAGCATTCCAAAATTAACAGCTGATACATCACCTGATTGGGTTGCAACTGAAAATGTGGCTGCGGCTGCATCTCAACCGTTATTTGGTTCGGTCGATCTGAACCCAAAACGGTTAACCACTTACTTAAACGTAAGTAATCAGCTTATTCGCCAAAGCAGCCTCGACGTGGAGAGTATTGTTATCAACAATATTCAGAAAAAACTGATGTTGAAACTTGAAGCAGCTGCCATCAATGGAACTGGCGCAACCGGAATTCCAAAAGGTATTTTGAATGTTTCCGGTATTGGTTCGGTAGCTGGTGGTGCAAATGGTGCCGCTCCAACCTATCAGAACTTAATTGATCTGGAAAGCGCGCTTGCAAATGCAAACGCCGATTTAGGTTCAATGGCTTACTTAGGTAATGCCAAGGTTCGTGGTAAATTAAAATCGACCTTGAAAGTTGCCGGTTATCCAAATTACCTTTGGGATGGTGGCGAATTCCCGATCAATGGCTATAAGGCCGCTGTTACAAATAACGTTCCTTCGAACCTTACAAAAGGATCTTCAGGCGCTGTTTGCTCGGCTCTTATTTTCGCAAACTGGGCTGAATTGATTATTGCACAGTGGGGCGGTTTGGATTTGGTAATTGATCCTTACTCCATGGCAAAAAATAACGAGATTGTATTAACTGTTCACAGTTTCTGGGATATAGCAGTGAACCACCCTGAAAGCTTTGCAGCTATGGTGGATATGCTAACAACGTAATTTGTAGCGGGTTTGTTGGTAGTTAGTGATTAGTTGGTTGGCCGGGTGGACGTGTTCCACCTGGTTTGCCGCTAAAAATGAAAAATTACAAATTAAAATTTACAACATGAAAATAGTATTTGTGAAATCGGCCTGCGGAATAGGCTACGGATATATGGAAGGCGCTACGCTTGATTGCGAGGAAGCTTTTGGAATGGAAATGGTAAACCTGGGGTATGCTGAAATAGTAACCCAAAGCGCTGACGGTTTGCCTGAAGATTTACCAGGTAAAGAAGCTTTTCTTGAAGCTGGTATTACCACCATCGATGACGTGAAGGCCATTGGAGACTTTACGCAGATTAAAGGCATTGGTGAGGCTACGGCTGTCAGGATTACTGAGTATTTTAAACCAAAAGAATAGTACTGAGTATTAAGTACTAAGAAATAAAGAACATGCTGAGCGTAGTCTCCGGACTACGCTCCATTACAAACTTTTGAAATATCAAAATAGTAACATGGCAATATCATTTAAAAAGCTTACCAATCCGGCAACCACAGCCATAACAATGGCAGATGCATTGCGGCATTTGAGGTTGATAATAACTGATGATGATATTGCAACGGTTGAGGCCACGGAGATT